GCTTATGCAAAGATGGAACGTACAAAAAAGAATGTTGTAACGGTAGCACAATAGCGCAAGGAATTTATCAAGTATCAGAGCTTACAAATGCTGAAATAATTCACACAATTACACCTAAAACTTTTGTAAACGGCAACGAAATTTAAACCAATAGTTAATTAGTTATGAAGACAGAAATTTTACAAGCAATAAACACGCTAAAGACTTACCTTGGAATGGAGGTTAAGTTAGAGCAAATGAAGTTAGTTGATGGTGCAACTTTGGAGGCTGATAAATTCGAGGCTGGTTATTCCGTATCTGTATTAAGTTCAGAGGGTGAGATGGTTGCTTTGCCAGTTGGCGAGTACGAATTAGAAAGCGGAATGCTATTAGTAGTTACTGAAGAGGGTGTAATTGCTGAGGTTAAAGAAAAAGAAGCAGAGCAAGAAGTTGAAGTAGAAGTTGAAGCATCAACAGAAACTCAACAAGTAGAAGCACAACCGAAAAAAGTTGTTGAATCTAAAGAATATCATTTTTCATCTGAAGAAATTAAAGCTTTGATTGACGAAGTTGAGAATTTGAAAAAAGAAATCATTGATTTGAAATCTGAGAAGTACGTTGAAGAACAACCGACTGATACAGTTGAATTTTCAAAACAAGAAGAAGTTAAACCAATTTCTTACAATCCTGAGAATACAACTCCTATTGATTGGACTGATTTAACACCTAAGGCTCCAATGAGTGGATTAGATAAAATTTTAGAAAGAATATACAAATAAACAAATAAACAAAAAAAGATATGGCTACAAGTTTATCATTAACGACAAGTTACGCAGGTGAATCATCTGCAAAATGGGTATCTGCTGCATTATTAAGCGGAAATACCTTAGCGAATGGAGGTATGACAATACTACCTAACATTCCTTACAAAACAATTTTGCATAAATTAGGGACTGATGGTCTTTTGAAAAATGCAACGTGTGATTTTGACCCTACGTCAACTGTAACAATTACAGAACGTTCGTTGACATTGGAACAATTCCAAGTGAACGTTAATTTGTGTAAATCAAACTTCATTACTTCATGGCAATCTGCTGAGATGGGATTCAGTGCTAATAAAGTGCTTCCTAAATCTTTTCAAGATTACTTTTTAGCTTATATGGCTGATAAGGTGTCAGCTGATGTTGAAACTTCTATTTGGAGAGGTGCTAATGCAACTGCAGGTCAAGTTGATGGTATTGCAACTTTGATTGCTGCTGATGCTAATTTACCAACTGCACAGGAAGTAACGGGTACAACTGTAACTGCTTCAAATGTTATTGCTGAGTTAGGAAAAATTGTTGATGCTATTCCTGCTGCATTGTATGGTAGAGAAGATTTGAGAATTTATGTTCCTCAAGGGGTAGCTCGTGCTTATGTTAGAGCATTAGGTGGTTTTGGAGCTTCAGGATTAGGTGCTAATGGTGTTGACAATAAAGGTACACAATGGTACTCTATGATGAATGATTTATACTTTGATGGTGTAAAATTATTCGTTGCAAATGGTTTAGCTGCAAACACTGCTATCGCTACAACTATCGACAACCTTTACTTTGGTGCTGGTTTGATGTCTGACTTGAACGAAATCAAAGTAATTGATACTTCTGAGATATTAGGAGACCAAAACGTGAGATTCGTAATGAGAGCAGGAATGGCTGTTAACTATGTAAACGCTGAAGAAATCGTTACATACGGAATTACAAACTCCGCAAATTAATATTAACTAATTGTAATTAGGGTGGTGCAAAAAACACCGCCCTTTTTTTTTGAACTTTAAAAATATAGAAAATATGAGTTGTGAAATTTTAATCGGACGTGCAGAAACGTGTAAAGATTCAGTAGGTGGTCTTAAAAATGTTTACTTTATTAATACAGTGCCTGTTGCAACGTTTGACACTACACCAGTAGAATCAACTGACGTTATTTTAAGTGCTACTGGAGTAACTCAATTGTTTAAATTTGAACTTAAAGCGAACGAAAATACATATGTTGAAACTATTGTTTCTGATCGTAATAACGGAACAACTGTATTCCAACAAGCTTTAAACTTAAAATTAAAGAAACAAGACGCAACTACTCACAAGTATCTTAAATTGTTAGCTTATGGTTTGGTTAGAGTTGTGGTTGAGAACAATGCAGGACAGTACTTTTTAGCAGGTTTAGACAGAGGAATGGACGTTACGGGAGGAACAATAACGTCGGGCGGAGCCTTACAAGATCATAATGGATACACCTTAACTCTAAGCGGTGAGGAAAGAATGCCTGCGCCTTTCTTGAATTGTACAACACAAGCAACATTAGCTACATTGTTTAATTCTGCTACTGTTATTAGTGATAACTCTTTAGTTGATTAGTCATGAGTTGCGAGCTTCTTATAGGTAGAACAGAACCATGCAAGGACAGCATAGGAGGTCTTAAAGCTGTGTATTTTTTCAACGAAGAACCTACTGTAACATATTATACTAATGATTGGAATGATGTTGGGACACCTGCATCCGCTGCTCAATATCAAGACATGGTTTTTTGGGTTGACGACGTTGTAAACTTGTACAAATTTGAGTTAAAAGCAAATGAAAATAGTTACGTTGAAAATGTTTTAAGTGACAGGAATAATGGTACAACTGTTTATCAACAAGTGCTAAATTTGAAGCTTAAAAAACAAGACGCTACAACGCATAAATACTTAAAACTTTTAGCATATGGAAAAGTTAGAGTAGTGGTTGAAAATAATAACAATCAATTGTTTTTGATGGGTGTAAAATTTGGTGCTGAGGTTACGGGAGGAAGTATAACATCAGGCGGAGCCTTACAAGACCATAACGGGTATACTTTGACACTAACAAGCGAGGAATTGAAGCCTGCTCCATTTTTAGCGCAAACTTTAATTAATACTGAATTTCCTAATTATGGTGTGTTCAGAGATGGTGTTTTAATTACAGATAATTCCTTAGTAGATTAATTAAAATTAATACAATTGAACCCTACCTATTATGGTGGGGTTTTTTTGTTTGAAACAAATTCATTTTAAATGGTTATTACTATATGAATATAGTTGAACCAATAACAACAAGTCAAACTTTTATTATAAGTCCGAGAGCTTCTGTAAATAGGTTGCGAATTACGGATAAAGAAACAAATATAACTGATGTGGTAAACGTTACTTCTATAGTTGGAAGTTATCACACTACGGTTACGTTTGCTTACTCTAAATTAAAAGAAGGACACGTTTACAGAATAGAACTTTATGACACAACATTAACAGAACCTATTTATTACAAGGGTTTAATGTTAGCAACTGCAAATGAAGATGATTATTCATTAAACAAAAATTACTATACACAAAATACTACTATAAATGAGTTTACAATTTTCGAATAAAGTTATCGAATTAAGCGCCTACGTACAACCCAAAATAAGCGAAGATAAGAGGGAAGACTGGGTTAACTATGGTGAAGACAATAACTACTATCAATTCTTAATAGAAAGGTTTTTAAACAGCGCTACAAACAACGCTATAATAAACAATATTTGTAAATTGATTTATGGTGAGGGGTTATATGCAAAAGATTCATTTCAGAAACCTGAGGACTGGGCAAATGTTATTAGCATCATTTCACAGGAAGAACTAAAAAAACTAATCATTGATTTATACCTTTTAGGTCAAGGAAGTTTGCAAGTTCATTACAATGATAAGCATGATAAAGTTATTGAGATTTTCCATATACCTCAACAATTGATAAGACCTGCAAAATGCAATGAAGATGGAGAAATAGTTATACAATACTACTCTGATAATTGGCAAGACGTAAAGAAATTCAAGCCTAAACCATTTCCAGTTTTTGGAACGTCAAAAGAAAAGATTGAAATATTGACAATTCAACCTTATAGCGTTGGGATGAAATATTTTAGCTATGTAGATTACCAAGGTGCTTTAGATTATGCAGTATTGGAAGAGAAAATAGCAGAATACCTTATAAATGAGGTAACTAACGGATTTTCGCCAACGACTGTACTTAATTTCAATAATGGGCAACCAGCGGATCAAGAAAAAGACGATATTACTAATAGAATAATGAACCAATTAACAGGTTCAACAGGCAAGAAGTTAGTAGTATCTTTCAATGATAACGAAGCAACAAAGACAACAATTGATTCTGTACCTTTGAATGACGCACCTGAACATTACGCATATCTTAGTGAAGAATGCAGAACTAAAATAATGGTAGGTCATAACGTTGTTAGTCCTTTAATATTTGGTATTGCTACGACAACTGGGTTTAGTGCAAATGCGGATGAGTTACAAAATTCTTTCACTTTGTACGAAAACATGGTTATCAAGCCAAAACAACAACTAATTATCGATTCTTTAAAAAAGATTTTTAGAGTTAACGACATCAATTTAGATTTAGCTTTCAAGTCATTGAATCCATTTAAGGCAAGTAATTCAGAATTACAAACATTGTCTAAACAAGATGACCACGATGAGTTATTAGCTTATTTAGACGTATTAGATGGAGAGGTTGTAAGTGATGAATGGGAATTAGTTGATGCACGTGAATTTAAAGAAGATAACGAGCCTATTGAAGATTGGGCAAATAGACTTATTAAGCCCAAAAAAGACCTTTACACTAAATTAGCGGAGGTTATAACGTCAAAGCCAAGCAGAGAGTCAAATTTGGATAAAAGCGTTTATAAGGTAAGATATCAATATTCAGAAAGATATTCAAAACCAAATTCAAGAAGTTTTTGTAAACAAATGATGTTACGCACTAATAATGGTGTAGTTTATCGCTTAGAGGACATTGACAAAGCAAGTAGAGAGGGTGTAAATAAACAATTAGGACATAAAAGTCAACCTTATGATCTGTTTCGTTTCAAGGGCGGGGTTAAATGTGGCCATTTTTGGCAGGAAACACTTTACAGACTTAAGAAAAAAACAGATGGATCATTTGTAGAAGATAAAGCTTTAAGTTCATCTGCTGAAGTTGGAAGCATACCTAAATCATATGCACCAAGACCGAGAGGTAATGCGGATTCTAAAAAAGCTCCAATTGATATGCCATACCAAGGACATCACCCTGATTATATTAAAAATTTAAATAAATAGATTATGGCTGAAGCACTACTAATTAACAAAACAGACATTGCTAAATATACTTCTTTGGATGGTAATATCGATTATGATAAATTATTACCATTTGTTAAGATTGCACAAGATATTTGGATTCAACAATATACAGGTACTGATTTATTGAACAAGATTAAAGCGGATATTTTAGCGAATACTTTAGCAGGTAATTATTTAACTATTACTACTACGTTTTTAAAGCCTATGTTGATTTTTTATTCAATGGTTGAATATTTGCCTTTCTCGAGCTTTCAAATATCAAACAATGGTGTATATCAAAAAGAGGTAGAAAGTTCAACAGCGGTTAGCTATGAGAATATACAACTACTTGCAGAGAAGTATAAAAAGATAGCAGAAAACTATTCTCAAAGATTTGTTGATTATATGTGCTTTTCATCAAATTTATTTCCAGAGTACACAAGTAATACTAACGATGATATACACCCAATTAGAGAAAATTATTACACAAATTGGCATATATGAAAAAATACGCTCCGAAAAAAGAAAATATTAAAAAATTAGAAATATATCTAAAAAAGATTTATGGCGACGATAAAAATAGAGAACTTAACAGCAAACGATAGGTTACCACTTGCAGAACCTGATGGAGTTGGCGGTTATGTAACTAAACACGTTACAGGTCAGCAAATGCTTGATTATTTTGAAGCTGAAATAGTTGTAGGTACATCGGGAGACATGACAAAGGCGGTGTATGATACTGATAACGATGGTGTAGTTGATTCAAGCGAAAAGGAAGTTTTATTAGTTAGGAACACAACGGGATCAACGATTCCTAAAGGTTCGGTAGTTTATATTAATGGTGCTACGGGTCAAATGCCAACTGTAACGCTTGCGGATGCTGATAGTGAAGCGACATCGAGTAAAACTATAGGATTAACATTAACAGCACTATCAAACAATACAAACGGATATATTATTACAAGTGGGTTATTTCACACGTTAGACACTTCTGCTTATGCTGATGGGGATAGTTTGTGGTTATCGTCAACTGCAGGTCAAATGGTTGCAAATACACCACCTGCGGAGCCTGCTCATTCTGTATATATTGGTCGTGTTGCTTATAGTCATGGAGTAAACGGAAAAATAGTAGTAGCTATACAAAATGGTTATGAATTAAATGAATTACACGGTGTTAGTATTACAAGTCCAGTAAACAACGATATTTTAACCTATAATAGTGGTACTGGTCTTTGTGAAAATAAACAATTTACGAGTGATAACGTTGAATACATATTAGTTAATTCAAAATCTGATTTACCGACTGCGAGTGGTGGTGTTATTACATTAGTAGACAACTATACTTATGTTATTACTAAAACTATTGATTTAACAGGAGATAGGTTAGTAGGCGGTCAAAATAGCGTTATTTTAGGTGCAAGTTCTGAAAATTGTATTTTAAAAAGTACAGGGTTAAGTAGTTCAACTGCATTGATTACGTCTGTTTATTCGTTACCTATGCGAAATATTACGATAACGCATGGTACTGCTTTAAATTTAGATGGTGACGGTACTACAACTGCTTTAGATTGGTTTGGAGTTAACTTTACAGATTGCGCTACTGTTGGAACTATTAAAGACTACACTAACTTTATTATGAATGATAGTGCATTTCTTAACTCTCAAGGCTTGACTTTTGACGGAACGATTGGGACAATAGGAATGACAAATTGTTTATTTGATTGCGCAAGTTCTGGAACTGTTTTTACCTTACCAAGTACATTGACTGTATCACGAAGATTTAGAATCATTTACTCGTCTTTTGTTGTGTTAAGTGGTGAAACGGGTATAAATGCTTCAGCTTCTGCAACTATTGGAGATGAGAAATACATTTTAGATACTGTTAATTTCAGCGGTGGAGGAACTTATTTAAGTGGGTTAGATTCAACATCAAATAAATCTTTATTTGCAAATTGTGTTGGAATAGCGAATACTTCAACACGTGGTTTTATGTACATGGTTAACAATACTACTGACACTACAATAGGAGTTTCAAACGTAAATGTTTGGGTTAAAGCATCAGGTACAACAACAGCAGGTTCTAACAACTCTAAATTTACGCATACATCAAATAAATTGACTTACACTGGGGCGTTTATAAATAGTTTTTTAATTTCAATTAGTGCAAACGTGCGGAGTGGATCATCGTCTCAAGTTATATCTATTGGAGTCGCTAAAAATGGAACTATTTTAACTGAAAGTGAAATGACAATTAGAACAGATGTAGCTAACCAAGAATACCCTGGATCAACACATACTCAAATTGAAATGACAGCAAATGATTACGTTGAATTATTTGTGAAAAATACAAGTTCATCAAATATGCGAGTTTCTGATTTAAACTTTTCTGTTATCAAAATACCTGTATAATTAGACAACAATACACACTTAATTAGTTATTAGATTATGGAATGGGGTAACGGAGCATTTAATTTAATAGGATGGGGTAAAAGTAATTCTGAAGGAGATAACCTCATAACAGAAGATGGACAATTCTATTTCTATGAAAATGAAGAATCTATAATAACACAATTACCGACTTATGATTTAAACGGATGGGGTTCTGTTTATGAAGTTAGTTGGTCAGGTCAAACAAAATTATCAAGATAAAATATGAAATTTACAGAATTAACAGCAAAAGGTTCAGCAGTTGCGGATACTGACATTTTAGCAATAGCAGAAAATAGTATTGCAGGATATACCTCTAAATCAATAACAGGAGCTAATATAAAAGCAATTATAACAGATGCTAACCTAACAACAACGGATGTTACTACAAACAACGTTAGTACGTCAAAGCATGGGTTTGCACCTAAGGCTCCAAATGATACTTCTAAAAGTTTGATAGGTGATGGTACATTTTCTAAACCAACAGCGGAAGTTCAAAGCGTTACAAGTGCTGCTACTGTTACAGCTACTTCAACAAATGATTTAGTGAAAATTACAGCACAAGCTGAGACTTTAACGTTAGCAAATCCAACAGGAACATTCACAGAGGGTCAAGCTTTATTGTTTAGAATTAAAGACAACGGAACTGCTAGAGCTATTACATACGGAGCTAAATTTAGAGCCTTAGGTGTTACTTTACCTACTACAACAACGTTAAGTAAAACAACGTATTTAGGTGTAGTCTACAACGCTACTGACGATAAATTTGATGTTTTAGGCGTAAATACTGAAGCATAATATGAGAAATTATTATCCTTTAATAAATAGCATGGGTAGTGGTGCTGCTGCAATTGATTCAGATGCTCAAGCATTTATAACAGC